CAAAGATTTACACAAATGTACACCCACTGAAAGTAGAAATATTGCTAACTGGGTAGGTTTAGAAATTGAATTATATTTTGATGAAAATGTAAAAATGATGGGTAAAACTACTGGGGGTATTAAAGTAAAATACGTTTTACCAACTAATAAAACAGACGATAAAGGCGCATTAGCTATGTTAGGTATGTGTAATAGTTTAGAAGATCTTAAAACTACATGGGGTGCATTAGAACCGAATGAAAAAACACTACCTACAGTTTTAGCAAAGAAAGAAGAATTAAAAACTAAATTAAAATAAAATGAAAAATCAAATAATAGGAAATTTAACGGCTACTTTTATACACTTTTTATTATTGTGTTTTGCTATTAAATGGATATACGAATCAAATGAAATTTTAAGTACTTCATTAGATTTATTTATAATAATATTTAACACAATATTTATAGTAATTAATTTAACAAGAATTAAAAATTTATAAAATGAAAATAATAAACGTAAAACAAGGTACACCAATTTGGCACGAAACAAGATACCGTAAAGTAGGTGGCACATTATCAAAAGGATTATTTACTAAAGGTGATACTTTAAAACTAGAGCTATTAGGACAGTTTTTAGAGGACTTTGAAGAAATAGATAACTATACTAGTCCAGCTATGGAAAGAGGGAGCGAGCTAGAACCATACGCATTAAAAGAAGCTATTAAATATACTGGTCATAACTTCATTAATGCTGGGTGGTTACAATGTGAAGAAATTAGTATTTTAGGTATTAGTCCTGATGGTATTACTGAAGATAAAAAACACGCTGTAGAAATTAAATGTCCTTCAAGTAAAAAGCACATAGAAACTATTTTAAACGGTGGTATTCCATTAGAACATATACATCAATGTTTACATTATTTTACTGTTAATCCTGAATTAGAAAGTTTAACTTTTGCGAGTTTTAGACCTGAAAACAAAATAAAACCCTTATATTGTGCAACTATTACAAGGGAATCAGAAATAAATTTAGGAACTAAATCTAAACCTGTATTTAAGTCAGTAAGTGAGTGGGTAAAAATAGCTAAAATATCAGCTGGTGTTCTTGAAGTAGAAATAAATGAATCAATTAAACAATTAGAATTTTAAAAATAGAAAGTTATGAACTACAAAGAAAAACAAAAGTCATTTAGACAAAGATTAAAAAACCAAGTAAAAACTATTTGGATTAGTAAAGAAATTGCAACTGTTCCGCATCCTACACTGGAAAAACAATTTATTAAAGTTGTAAGGTTAGTTAAAGGAACTTATAATAAATCAATACACGGTTTAATAGGTAGTGACTTAATCGGATTAGAAAAAACAGTTAATAAATAGAAGTATGAAAGAAACAATTAAAGGAGTAATTAAAAAAATGTTACCAGTAGAAAGTGGTACAGCTAAAAGTTCAGGTAATGAATGGAAAAAACAAAGTTTTGTAGTGGCTAATAATGAAGGCTATGAAGGTAAAGAACAAATATTTTGTTTTGAAGTATTTGGAGCTGATAAAGTAGAAAACCTTTCTAAGTATAACAAAGAAGGTGACTTAGTAGAGGTGAGTTTTAATATTTCAACCAATGAATATAATGGTAAATACTACACAAGTTTACAAAGTTGGAGAGTAGAAAAAATCCAAGGTACACATTCTGAACCAACTAAAGAAGGTGATGATGATTTACCTTTTTGAACCAACAAAATAATAAATAAGTTTAACTTAAAACCACCTGATTAATTTAGGTGGTTTTTTTAATATAATAAAATGAATAACCAAGGAGATAATCACAAACCAAAACACTACAAAACAGATTCAATAGATGTAATAGATTTTTGTAAACTATACGACCTTAATTTTAATATGGGTAATATTATAAAATACGCCTGTAGAAAAAAAGAACAAGATATTGAAGATTTAAAAAAAATAATTGATTATGCACAAAGAGAGTTGCAATATTTAGAAAAGTGTAACCAAAACGCCAATTATTAACTTAGTTGGCGTTTTTTGTATCATAGGTGTAAAAGTGTAAAATTTTACAGTACTGCTTTACACCTATTAAACTATTAGTTTTGTTGAGTTTTTTGTAGTTTACTGTAAAAAGTTTACAGTTTACACCTGATTTAATAATAAAATGAAAATAAAAAATAAAAAAAATATTGCTCTAGGTGTAAAATTTTACAGTAAAACACGTTTTTTTTCAACGTTTATAGTACCTTAGAGGTGTAAAGAAGGTGTAAAATTGCTTTACAGTAGTGTAAAATATTTTACAGTAAAGATATTTATTTAAAAATAGGTTATTATTAGAAAAAGTTTAGTATATTTGTAACCCAAGAAGGGTGAGAACTTCAAAAGAATTTTATTTAAAAGTCATTTAGTAACGGTAATCTCACCCACCTAGCTAAATGGCTTTTTACTTTTTACAATAAATGGAACAAAAAAGAGCATTAAGATACCTACAAGATTTTTCAGTAATTACTGTAGGTGAAAACAAAAGACCAAATTTTAAATGGAAGGACTGCCAAACAACTAAATTATCAGATGATCAATTTATTAAACAGTTAAAAACAGATACTACAAAAGGTATAGGTATTGTAACTGGATTTGAATTTTTAGAAGTTATTGATATTGATACAAAAGTATTCAGCACTCAGATAGAAATGGATGATTTTTGGAATGAATACTACGGTACTTTAAAAGATACTATTATTAATTTCGATAAAAAGTTTGTAATCTATAAAACTAAATCAGGAGGGTATCATATTCTATACAAAACAAAACGAGTTAAAGGTAATACTAAAATAGCTTCACTTAAAGAGCATAAAGAAGCTATTATAGAAACTCGCGGTGTTGGTGGATATGTTTTTATCTATCCTGACAATAAAGTGTCTGAAAAGGGCTATTTTGATATTGACTTTATTACTGATGAAGATAGAACAAGTTTATGGAGAATTAGTGAAAGTTATAACTATGTAGATAATTTACCAGCAATAGAGCCTAAGATAAAAAAAGAATTTAAATCTGATGGGGTTACACCTTGGGATGATTTTAATGATAAAAATGAAATTTGGGATGTAATAAGTGATGAGTTTACTATACCTAAAAACGGACAAAAAAGAAAACACTATTTAATTAAAAGACATGGTGCAGAATCAGATCATTCAGGGTACATATTTAGAGATAGTGGCTGTATGTTTCTATTTACTACAGGTACAATTTACCCTAATGAAACATTAATAACACCAGCTTCAGCATTTACTTATAAATATCATAACGGTGATTTTTCAGCAAGTGCAAAGGATTTATACGAACAAGGTTTTGGTACTAGAATTACAAGTAAGATAGAAGAAATTAAACCAATTATAAAAGAAGATAAACCAATTATTGATAACGTTTCTTTTCCTATTAGTATTTTCCCTGAAGAGATTCAACATTATATTACTGAATGTAATTCTAAACTAGATAGTAATATTGATTACATGGGGGTTAGTTTAATGTGGTTAATTAGTGTTTGTGTTGGTAATTCAGTTGAAGTTGAAGTAAAACGTGGATGGAATGAAAACGGGGTTTTATGGGTAGCTGTAGTTGGTAAGGCTGGAATTGGTAAAACACCTTCAATAAATAATGTGATTTTTCCTTTAATGAAAGCTAATAGTAAGGAAATAAAACAGTATCAAAAAGATTTAGAAACACAAGAGTATTACGATAGCTTAGAAAAAAAAGATAAAGAAAACTTTCCAGAACCTAGACCACCAAAGAACAGCCAATTTATAGCTAATGATATTACTTTAGAAGCTTTGGTTAATCTTCATCAAGAATCAGATAATTCAGTAGGTGTATTTAAAGATGAGTTGGCAGGGTGGTTAAAAGACATGAATAAGTATAGAGCAGGTTCTGATTTAGAATTTTGGTTATCTACGTGGTCAGGAAAATCTGTTAATATGAACCGTAAAACGGCTGGAAATGCTTTTGTAGAAAAACCATTTATACCAGTATTAGGAGGTATACAACCAACTATTTTTAATTCATTCAGTACTGAAGAAAATAAAGAGAACGGTTTTATGGATAGGATGTTATTATCTTTTCCTGAAACTAGTGTAGATCTTTATAATGATGCAGAATTAGATTATGATTTAATTAAATGGTATTCAGAATTTATTACACAATTCTACCAGAATATAAAACTAAATTTAAATCGTAATGATGAAGGTAATATAGAACCAACAAGATACAAATTTAGTGAAGATGCAAAAACAGAATGGAAAAGAATATTTAACGTTATCACGAATAAACAAAACAACGATAATGAAAATGAATATTTGAAAAGTATGTACCCTAAACAAAAATCTTACATTCCTAGATTTGCCTTGTTAATACATATTTTTGATGATAATTTTAATTTAAATGAAATTAACTATACTATTTCAAAAGAAAGTATTTTAAAAGCTGAATTATTATCTAATTACTTTGTAAATAATGCTAAAAAAATTAAGTTAGAAAGCACAGAAGTTAATGAGATAAAGCAAAGTTTTGGTAAAGCAGAAACTAATTATGATAAGTTAAATATAATTTATAAAAAAGATCCAGAATTTAACCGAACTAAAGTAGCTGAGATTTTAGGAGTATCAAGGCAAACTGTAATTAATTGGACTAAAAAAATAGATAAAAAATAAAAATATGTTTGAACTAAGGGAATACCAAAAAACAGCAAGTGATCAAGGTTTACAAATATTATTAAAATCAAAGATACTAATTTTAAATTTTGAAGTAAGGACAGGTAAAACACACATAGCCCTAGATATTGCAAAGAATTATAAAAATGTTTTATTTGTTACTAAAAAAAAGGCTATTGGATCTATTGAATCAGATTATAAAACTGCTAATCATTCTTTTAAAATTACGGTTATTAACTTTGAATCACTTCATAAAATAACTGATGATTTTGATTTAGTAATATGTGATGAATCACATTCAATAGGTAGTTATCCTAAACCATCTAAGAGAGCTAAAGAAGTAAAACGATTAGTTAATAATGATTTAATTTTAATGACAGGTACACTAACGCCTGAATCTAATAGCCAGATTTATCATCAGCTTTGGGTTAGCCATTTTACACCGTTTAAAAACTTTGTTAATTTTTATAAATTCTTTAATAATTTTGGAATACCAGAGTTAATTTATACGTCTTATGGAACTTCAAAGAGTTATAAAAACTTACCTTATGAACGAATAGAAAAATTTATTAATGATATTAAATTAAGTTATACGCAAAAAGACGCTGGTTTTACCTCAAAAATTAATGAAACTATATTAACCGTTCAAATGATGCCTAGAACATACGATTTAATTAAGATGTTAAAAAAAGATAATATTATTCAAGGTAAAGAAGAAGTTGTATTAGCTGATACAGGTGTAAAATTAATGCAAAAAGTACATCAATTAAGTAGTGGAACAATTAAATTTGAATCTGGAAATAGTAAAGTAATTGATTATTCAAAAGTTGATTATATTATTGAAAACTTTAAAGGTAAGAAATTAGCTATATTTTATAAATTTAAAGCTGAATTAGAAGCTATTAAATCAAAATTAGATATTACACAAGATGTAGAAGAATTTAATAGTACTGATAAACATATTGCACTTCAAATAGTGTCAGGTAGAGAAGGCATTAATTTAAGTAGTGCTGACTGTTTAGTATATTATAATATTGATTTTTCAGCTGTATCTTATTGGCAAAGTAGGGATAGATTAACCACTATGGATCGTTTAGAAAATAATGTATATTGGTTATTCTCTAAAGGAGGTATTGAAAACTATATTTATAAGGCTGTTATGAATAAAAAAGATTACGTATTAAAAACATTTAAAAAACATGGCTAGTAAATTTCAAACTAAAACGATAAATGAATATAAAGCTAAGGGTTATATTGTATTAAATATTATTAAATTAAGTGATTCAGGTTATCCTGATCTACTTTGTATGAAAGCTGGTGTAAGTGTTTGGATTGAGTGCAAAGAATTAAACGATACTTTAAAACCTTTACAAAAATACAGAATTGACGAATTAATTAAACAAGGCTTCAAAGCGTTTTGTTTGCAAGATAAAAACGGAATTATTTACCCAAAAAATAAAGAATTTAAAGAAATATTATGTCTAACTAAATAATTATGTTTATATTTGACAAAAATAAATAATTAAGGAAATGGAAAACGATATTAAAAATGTAGATTTATTTGGAAACGAAATTATAACAAACCCACTTTTAAGGGATAAATTTATAGAGCCACCATTTAGCGTATTAGATACAAAGAGTGGTAATTGGCAAAGGAGAAAAAAAGAGTGGATGCGTATTGGTATGAAGTCAGAGGTCGGGCGTGATAGTGTGGTTATTAACATGGGTACACAATCAAAGAAAAAAAACTCAGCTAAATACGTTTCTATTTTTGACCCAGCATTATGTGAGGTTTTATATAACTGGTTTTGTGTAGGTGGCAATAAAATTCTAGACCCTTTTGCTGGTGGTTCTGTTCGTGGGATAGTTGCTAATTATTTAAGCTACAATTATACAGGTATTGATATAAGGCAAGAGCAAATAGATAGTAATAGAGAACAAGCACTAGACATTTTAGATGTAAATAATCAGCCTAATTGGTATGTAGGTGATAGTAATACAGTTTTAAATGGAATAAATAAAGAATTTGACTTTGTTTTTAGTTGCCCCCCTTATGCAGATTTAGAGGTTTATAGTGATTTAGAAAATGATATTTCTAATATGCCTTATCTAGAATTTATGAAAGCGTATGAAAGTATTATAAAAAAGAGTTGTAATTTATTAAAAAGTGGGGGTTATGCTTGTTTTGTAGTCGGAGAGGTAAGAGATAAAAAAGGTAATTATATTGGATTTGTACCTGATACAATAAAGGCTTTTACTAAATGTGGTATGAAGTTTTACAATGAAGGTATTTTATTAAACGCTATTGCAAGTGCAAGTATGAGAGCTAACGGGAATATGAAAAACCAAAAACTAGTTAAAGTACATCAAAATATATTAGTTTTTAAAAAAGATTAAAATAAATAAAAAATGCTAAAAGAAAAATTAAAAGAATTACGAGAACACACTGGATTAAATAGATCAGAATTTGCGTTAAAAGTAGGTTGTTCAATGCA